TGCGATTACAGCTTTTGACGGAGTTCCTACTCTGTAAGAAACACCAGCTTTTGATTTATTTGTGTAAATCATCAAACCTTGGTTTCTTAATTTACCGATCATTGAAGCCGGTGATCTAAGATCAAATTTTTGTCTTAGAGTTTTCCAAGTAATTTCTTTACCTGAAGTTAAAAGGTTTAATACCTTTTGAGTTTTTGATACTTTCATATCTTCTCCTTTTGTTTTAAATAAAAAGTTAAACATTATTGTTCTCCTTCGTTAAGTTAACTATTTTACTACCTGCAAAGGCGATTCCTGTGGAATTTTGTTTACTGTGGGTCAAAATCATCATTAAAATCCTCCCAACCCTCAGTTGAATCTTTTAAATCTTGTCTAATGTCATTTGATAGTGGTTTAGATTTTTTATCATTCACAATATTATAATTAATTTCTGCTTGTGGTCCATTTCTTGTTTCTTTTACAGTGACCAATTTATCTGTAAGTGTTTGAGCTGGGTGTTTGACATTAAAATCTCTATACACCATACCTCTCATAACATCTATTAATAAAGCAAGACCCTTTGTAAACTCTTGTCTATCAGTTTTAATTGCCATATCTACAAACTTTCTCAATAATCCCATAGCTAAATCGTCTATATGTGTTTCAACAAATTCTTTAGTCTTTTCATGCTTAATCTTTGCTGATTTTCTGGCATTTTCTTTAGGGTCTTGTTTTATATTAGTTCCTTGTTTGACTCGATCAAGTGGAAATAATATAACATTTTCATCATTCACTATATTTTTTCGCCTTTATAATTTACTTTACCAAGTTCAGCAAAGTGTTCTACTAGTTGATTATAACCACCAATTAATTTATCATCAATTTTTATTTGTGGCATGGATCTAACTTGTTTACCAATATCTTCCATCATTGCTTGTGGCGATTCAAAACTCTCCATCATCTTTTCTTCATAGTCTAAGCCAATTGATTTTAACATATGTTTTGCCTTAGTACAGAATTGGCAGTTTTGTTTACTGTATATTTTTATCTGCATTTGTATTACCTGTTAAGTTTTCGTATGCTATCTGAGCTTTTTCTTTTACATTGTAAGCGTCAACAGCTTCTGATATTGTGAAGTTATACATCTTATTATATTCGCCCATTGGTAATCTTAAACCAATCCAAACTCTATAATATTTGTTCTTTGTGATAGTTACATCTTTTGCAAATATCTCATAACCTCTTACTGGTGTCTTCTCAATTAAATTAACAATAGTTGATTCAACTTCGGACACAGTAGTTTTCTGGTGTGTTTTACCAAGTTCAGTTATAAACTGTTTACTTGATTTATTCATTTCGCCTTTGATTATATCGGCTAATTCTGCTTTCGCAATCATCATACCTTTTTCAATAGCTAATTGTAAATCAGGCGACACAGCTGTCCCTACACCAAAGATACACATTTTATCTTTGTCTTTACCAAACCTAGGCGTATCACACGCTTTGCTTTCTTTAAAATCAGCCATGTACCATTTTGGCACTTCGTTAAGAGTCTTTCCCTTTTCTGATTTCATCTTATAAGTAGAAGAACAGTTAGCAACCAATAAGCCAGCAACTACAACTCCTACAATTTTACTTATTTTCATCATATTATTTAACCTCATTCTGTACAGTATATACTATTTCTCTCAAATTGTCAAGCCCTAGGTACACATACGCTAAAACCTCTTCCCAACTAAGCCCCAAGTATAATACCGCTACTAGTGAGATAATTATTATATTCTTAATCATCTTATCTCCCATTCACCGTTTAATTGTAAACATGTCTTTCCTGGTGTTTTAAAAACATGTTTTGGCCGACTATAATATCGGCAATATTCTGGAGCTGATACGTCATGGTAATAAAATTCAGCAAACAATTCCCAATAACCTGGTGTTTCTGGTCCTTTTTTACCGTCAGCACATTCCAAAACCTCTTCTTTTATGATTTCATCATCTTTTTGTTTGATAATGACCTTCACAAAACAATATTGGCCTCCGACTTCGTGTGGTTCTATATTTTTTATCTTACTGTGCAAAATCTTTTCACCTGCTAAAGCAGAAATACTAAATGCAAGTATAAAAGCTATTGCTACTACAACAAAAACAATTCTACCTGCTAGATTTACACTACTCAAATATTCTATTAATAAATTATTTAATTTTTTCATTATCTTTTTTCTACCCATGCACCGTCAGGCATTTGACAAGCCGTTCCAAATACAACTTTCTGATTTACACCACCAACACCTATCAACGGCCATTGATTTGTAATATCAATCGTTGCGTCATAATCTTTACATTTAATGGGGCCCTCTAAGTAAGTTGAATATGTTTTAATAATACCAGAATTACCTGTTTTACTATTAAACCAATTCGTATAACTCGAAGCAGTACCTCTGTTTAAATGATCTACAAATACAGCATTGTGTACATCATAATCTGAATTGTACATAATATCAGCACCTGCAAATGCACCAGCAACAGCACAAGTAGCTATAGCATAAGGGTTATCAATACCCATAGTTACACAGCTACCAGTGGTTGTGGTTGCACCTAACACTGAACCAACTTGTGTTCTACTAGTGTTAGCACAGTTGGTCAGCATTACTAATGCAATTAATAAACTAAATATTTTGTAGTTTTTCACCGTATAGCTCTTCTTCTTGTTCAAACTTTTTCTGTAAATAAGATTTACCAAAAACTATTTGATAAAATGTATCCCTTGGATCAGCACTCTGATAAGTTTTAAGTAAGTTTTCAAAATTAATATCAACAAACTCATAATACATTGGATTTGATTTCTTTAGTTCAGCATGATCTTTACAAAACTGTATTCTGTTTGTATGTATATCGTTGATCTTATCTTCGTCTGTTTTTTTCTTAGAGAGTGAAATATCTTTTGCTTTAGCTATTTCAAATTCTTTGAACAAGTTGTCTTTATCGTATTTAAATGACATAGTGTTTTATCCTTTTGTTAAGTTTATCTGTATATACTATCATAGATAATTTAAAATGGCAACCATTAAAATTATCAGTAAAAGCATGGTTTTTATGAGAACAAAGCAAGAACATCTGTTTAATTAGTAAGTTTTTTGATGGTATCTTCAATTTCGTAAATCATTCCTTCAATTACCGAATCAATACCACCTTTATACTGTAGTTCTTGTTCTAAATCTTCTTTTTCTTTTTTAAGATTTTCTATTGTTATATCTTTATTTGTCATAAGGTTTATTATCGTTAGCTATTATTTTACATTCGCTTTGTATATCACTTATTAAGTTATCTACTTCAGCGTCCCTTTCGGGTGTCTTAGGATGGTTATATTTAAGATTGTATAGTCTATCTGACATAGATTTTAAACTATCAATCTTTTTACAAAAATCACTAATCTTGTGTAACATTATTTTTTACCTTTGTAAATAAAGCTTTAATCTTAGCCCAATTTTTGGCATTCTGTTCTTTACCATTTTCCCATTGTTCTTTTTGGTAAGTCTTAATTTTAGTTGCTTCATTGGTTATAAAACTCTTAACTTTTACATCAATAGTATCTGCCTTAGCAGCTGCTACTGTAATAAGAGTTACCAATGTTATTAACATCATTGTTCTCATATTTTCTTTCCCATTGTATTGAAGTCCTTTTGGTCTACGACCATATATGGACCTTTGTTATACGCCACACTAATTGTTTTGCCTATAGGTAGTTGTGTAGAGTATAATCGTTTCTTTGTATCACCTATAATTCTGTCACTTGTTGGTAATGATGGTCTGCAAGATAAATCTGGCATATCAAAACCCTCAAAATAATTATTTACTTTACCAGTATCTAAATCTATATTAACACCAAGTGATCTAATCCATCTATAATGTTTGAGTTTAGCCTGTTTTAGTTTTTCTTTTTTAGTCATAATTTCATTATATACTATTTTTGTCATTTTGGCAATATCCTATGAAATCATTGTATTTACTGCATTTTTGACTGCCTAAAACCGTCCTGGATAGACAAGGAATAGCGTTAAGAAGCTTATGTGAGTAGTACATCACCTACTTTTTTCTACCTATAATTGAATTTATTACATTAATAATATCTGCCATTATAGCTCCTAAAGTAAAAACTAGGTACATATATACTTCTTTTGAATAAGCCATCACCACTGCAATCATCAAAATCAACATAGCCAATATAAACATTTCCATTATTTTTCCCCCATTAATGTAGGATCAATTCCTAATTCTAGTTGAGTATCAATATCTGATTGTACCTCTGCCCACTTATCAAATGCGTTTATCTCATTTTGAAGTTTATCTCTAAAGTCTTGTAAAATTATTTTTGATTCTACTACTTGTTTTTCTGTTTGTTCTTTATTGTTGTAGTCAATTTGTTTCAACTTATCTAGTGCAAGTTCTATTATATCAACTGTAGCTATTGTTTCTATCATATATACTCCTATATTCCCAAGGCTTTTATTGTTTGTTCTTCATCAAGTGGTAAAGGTTTGCCTTGTTGTAACCAATCTACCATTTGTTCAAAATAGAAAGCCTCATCTTCTTTATCTGAAGCTTCTAAAACTTTTTGTGCGTTCTTAAAAAACTTTAACACTGTCATGTCCTTCATTTCAGGACTCATTGCTTTTACCTTTTTACCTGGTCTTTGATTGCTCATTTAACACTCCTCTTTTGGCTTTCAAAGTTATTAACAAATACTCTAATTAATCTGGATAGATCAACTTCTTCCTCTTTTAGAGATTTAGGGTTTTTAAATAAAACTTTACATTCATTAACTTTCATAATTCCTGTTTTGCCATCTACTACAACAGCGTCATCTGTATGTTTTCTCCAATCATGTGAAGAATAACCTAATACATCATTACTCATTTTTCCTCCTTCTTAAAATCATCTAAATGATTTAAATTTGCATATCTACCATTTTTATCGATAGCATAAGCTAAAGTTTGTCTGTGTCTTTTTATTGTATTTTTATAAAGGTCTTTTGCGTCATTATAAGTTTTTACAATTGTCTTTGTGCTTCTATCTAAAGACCTGTATTCAAATATAGAATACTCAACAGCGTTATCTATCACACTTTGTTCCCATTCATTTGGTTTATTATCCAAAGGTAGCACTCCCTATTATTAATAGTAACATACCTGGCACTACGATTGATAACGGCCAAAACTCCCAAAAGTCTTTCCAACCAAAGTCTTCTTCTTTCTTTTGTGCCTTTAAATTTCTTTTAATCTCTCTCATCAAATCATTAATAGGTTCACCTTTTTGAAAGTTAGGGAAACCCATGTCATTTAACATAGCAACCTGATTATACACCTCTTTTAGTGTTTTCTTTTTTACTGTAATTGTAACTTTATCAACCATTAACAGCACTCGCTTCAACTTTTTCAATTTGATTAAAGTAACACCAATGTGTACCTTTATCACCTGTATATGTGATAGCACCTACATAACCTAATTCGGTATCATAAGTTTTTGCATTTAAACTAGTGTCGTTCTCAGCGGCTACATCTGTTTTTTCTGTTGCGATACCTATATTGATAATTGTACCACTTCTACCGTGGTTACATTCAACATAATCACCTACATTTATAATCATAGTATAGTTCTCCTTTATTTGTTGTCTTCACTACTCATTAATAAAACAATATAATGTATTGCTTTAAGTAAATCTTTTCTATTTTTACCAGCTTTCTTACCATATCTGCAAAGATACTTAATGGCATTAGCTTGGCAAAAATCTTTATCAATTCCTAGTTGGCGTAACATATCTTGTACCTGAAAACCGTCTTTGGTTGTACTGTAATGTTCACCATAAGTTGATTTAATATATGTGTCTATTTCTTTTACTATTTTATCTTCACCGTATTTCATTATGATATCCTTTTGTTTAAGTTTTTAAATTCGTATTGTTTTGTAAGTTCTGGAGCATAATCTTTTTTAAAGAATTGTCTGCCATTCCATAATTGTCCGTAATCATTAAATAATGAATTATCACCTCTAGCTGTATCACCAAAAGCGTCTTCATAAGTTGTATAATAATCCTGACCATGTAAAATTTTAACTTTAGTATTGCCTACAAAGTTGGTTGCTGTTTCATTATAATTTTTATCACAGTATTTTTTAATCTTGTCTTTGAATTTGTTTAATGTTTCAATATATTGCATTGGCACATTTCTAAAAATGGTACTATAAGAATAAAAAAACTCATCATATTTTTCATCCGAGTCTTGGTATTCTCTACCATAAACTAAACTAACTGTATTTTGTTTAGTCAATTTATTCACTAGGCATTCTCCTGTAATAAGTCTGCTTTAGAAACATTGGCTGATGCTAACTCCATATCTATTACTTCATAAACATTCTCATCATCAATACCAACTAGTTCAACATTCTCAACATCTAATATTTCTTTAATAGCAGTTGATTGTGTAATCATATTACTTTTTAAATTAGCAATAATTGTATCTACTGCTTGTTCGGCTGTATCTGTAGCCCATTGTTTTACTTTACTCATAGTGTTTTTCTCCTTGTTTTGATTCTATTACTATTATACTAAATAAATCAAGTAAAGTCAAGCAAATTCTTTTCTTAGCTTTCTCAATTCTTTTTTCTAACTGTATTTTCTTATTCATATACACATATACTATCATACCTGGCCTATAAAGCAAGCGTTATTTTAACTATTTTTGATTTATTTTTGAAGCCCCATAAGGGTTTCTAGGGTGCGACACATTTAACCAGCATGGTGTTCTGGTTATGTTCTGGTTATTTCCAGTTATCTATAACCCACTGCTGTGTCGATTCGTGTGGATTTGGTCTTCCGTGGAAAACAGCTATTTTTGCTGTGTCTGATAATTCAAATGTCCAATCATTTTTATGAAATCTCTTTTGTTTTCTATCAAACCATTTGTATGATTGTGTCCACTCGTCTGGATATATCTTAACATTTGGATCACCTTTCATAAGTTGAGTTACAACATTCTGGTCACCTTGTAATCTTCTATATTTTGGTCTATCGGTCATATATGGAAACCATATCTTTTCTGAACATACTTTATTATTGAATTTCATAATACTAGAATTAAACCAGGTATCTGGTTGACCAAAATCTCTTATTACACCCATAGTCATATCATCACCATAGTTAACAAATTCGTCTATATTTTTTAATATTACTACATCTAAATCTAAATAAAAATTTACACCATCTAAAAAACTATCAGGACTAAACAATTGTAGTTTATTCCACCAACCCATTAAATCACTTCTTTTAAACTTTTTAAATTCAATATCACCTTTGACTAATTTGTTTAGTTTAACATGGTCAGTCCAACATATAAATCTATGTGGTACTGTTAAATGTCTTTGTACCATATTGTACAAATTTTGAACATAGATTGGTTCGTACTTGTTACCATAAAAAACACAGTTTACATTTATCATATGTTTAACCAATTGAATACAGCTCTCATACTTAATACTAGATACATGAGTTCCATCAATGCTCTAGGCCAATCTTTATCTTTTAAACCAAAATATACCCACATAATACAAGCTACAACACTTAAACTCCAACCAACCCATTGAGTTGATATGTTTGCTGATGATAGAATAGATACACTTGCCATTGCAACAAAGAAACCTAACCATCTC